GACCTGCATGCGCCAGCGTTCCGGCGAATACGATCCTGAAGAACTGGCGCTGATCCGCGAGAGCGGCGGCGGCAACACCATTTTCATGATGATCGCAGCCACGAAATGCAACGCGGCGGCCAGTCGGCGTATATTTATTAGACTTTGGTATGACATATGAAGACTGCTACGGAGGCTGTCGGCTCGGCAGTCGAGATTCATGGATACGGCGGTAATCCATATTGCAGCGCCGCAATGGCAAGCGATATATAAAGCGGGATCGGCCCATCGCGTGATTCATAAGATTGTACGGTTTTAGGAGAGCATCCCAGTTCTTTGGCCGTTCGTCGGATAGACCAGCCTTTTTCTGTGCGCCAAGCGCTGAAAGTATTGCTGTTCATGTGGCAAATGTAGTACAATAGAGACTAGTCGAGAGTCTAGCATAATTACTACAAAGGGCATGACATGAGCGCAAAAAGAGAAAAACAGAGCCGAGAGTTTCGCCACGGGATGCGTGGGGAGTCGGCAGCAAACGCTATCGGCGATCTTTACAAGGGCTGCGAGATATTCGGATTGACCAAGGGCGATTTTTCGATGATTGATGTGCTTCGTCATTGTTTGTCACATACGGGTCCGGCGGACGTGACCATTGGCACATGGACGGCGGCGCACGCGGACGTGAAGCAAGCCGAGCGGCTGCTGAGTGATGGGCGCATCAACTCATTTCGCATGTTGGTTGATCGATCATTCCCGAGTCGCCAGCCAGGCTATTTCAAGCAAGTGCTTCAGGCGTTCGGCAAAGACGCGATCCGCATGGCGCGCTTCCACGCCAAGTTTTTATTGATCCGTAACGAAGAATGGGATCTGTGCGTGCGAACCAGCATGAATTTGAATATGAACCAGCGCATAGAGAACTACGAGATAAGCGACGACGTAGAGATGTGCGGATACATGGAACAGATAGTAGAGACGCATTTTGCAGCAGGCATGCAGGATTCGTGTAACATGTTCAAGACGCTTGATCTTGAGGGCGGAACGCCAACTAAAGAACGCACCAAAGCCGTGAAACTCGGCGGCTGGGATTAGGAGACATTACCGTGGCAGTGCAGGGCAGTAGGTATAAAGCGTGTGACGATGACCGAGATTTTGCCCGCCGTGCATCTATGGCCGGGCTTAATCAAGAGCTTATTGCCGAAACGTTGAATATATCGGCGAAAACTTTGCGCAAGCACTATCGTTACGAGTTGACGACCGCGCGTAATTTGTTGATCGCGGGCGCGACACAGTGCTTATCTGACGCGCTGGGAAACGGAAATGTTGACGCGGCGAAATTCGTGCTGAGTCGTCAGGCGGGATGGTCGGAGAAAACCGAGCACGAGCTGACTGGCAAGGACGGCAAGGATCTGGCGCCGACGACGATTCAGATAGTAGCGGGCAGTGAAGACAGCAAAGGTTAAGCTACCGCCTAAACTTGTTCCGGTATTCACGCCACCACGCGGCGCAGTGCGGTATCGAGGCGCATGGGGTGGGCGAGGCTCAGGCAAGTCACACAGCTTCGCATTGATGGCCGCTGTTTGGGGGTACGCCGAGCCGCTGCGCATTCTTTGCGCTCGTGAGTTTCAGGTGTCGATCGCTGAGAGTTTTCACGCTGAGTTGAAGGCCGCGATCGAGGCGCACGACTGGCTAGCAGACGCCTACGACGTGGGCAAGGATTATTTGAGAGGCCGTAACGGCACGGAGTTTATATTCTGCGGTCTGCGGCGCAACATGTCGTCGATCAAATCGACCGCTAATATTGATCTATGTGTGATCGAGGAAGCGGAGGACGTGCCGGAACACGCATGGATTGACCTAGAGCCGTCTATTCGTGCGCCGAAGTCTGAAATATGGGCAATATGGAACCCGCGCGTTGACCGCAGCCCGGTTGATCAGCGGTTTATCAAGACGCAAGACGACGCGGCCTTGATGGCGCAGATGCATTATTGGGATAACCCGTGGTTTCCAGAGGTGTTGGAGCAGCAACGCAAGCGCGACCGCGAGCGCATGGACGCGTCGGCCTATGCCCACGTATGGGAAGGTGGGTATCTTGAAAACAGCGAGGCCCAAGTGCTGCACGGCAAGGTTCGCGTATCCGAGTTCGAGCCCGGCGCTCGGTGGGATGGGCCATACCACGGACTGGATTATGGCTTCGCGAACGACCCCACGGCAGCCGTCCGTTGTTGGGTACACGACGACTCGCTATGGATTGAGCAAGAATGCGGCGGCGTTGGGATTGAATTGGACGATACCCCCGCTTTAATCACTGGCGCGATGCCGGACGCGTATAAGCACGTAATTAGAGCAGACAACGCACGGCCCGAGTCAACGAGTTATCTAAAGCGCCACGGCCTGCCGCGCGTTGAAAGCGCGGCCAAGTGGCCGGGCAGCATAGACGACGGTATCGCGCATTTGCGCAGTTATAAAGAGATCGTGATTCACCCGCGTTGCACGGAAACCATACGAGAGACACGGCTATACAGCTACAAAGTAGACAGGCAGACGGGCGACATATTGCCCAAGCCGGTGGATTTGAATAACAATTATCTCGATAGCCTCCGCTACGCATTATCGCCGTTGATTCGCGGTCATACCTATACCTTAAAAAATATTTGAAGCGGGCCAGCAACCTATGAGCGTAGTCAGCTACATCAACGACCGGCTGCAAAACGTAGTCGCCAATCTCGGCACCGACCGAGACAAGGCGTCTCACTCGTTTTACGGCGACAACTATCTGACCGACGACCAGCTGATTACGGCCTATCGATTCGCATGGCTGCCGCGTAAGATCGTGGATACCCCTGCGCTGGACGCTTGCCGCAAGTGGCGCAACTGGCAGGCCGACGGGTCCGATATCAGCAAGATCGAAGCTGTTGAGAAACAGCTAGGCGTGCAGCGAAAGACGCTAGACGCACTGAAAAAGGCGCGCCTATTCGGCGGCGCTGCAATCTATATTGGCACGACTGATCGTGACCCGGCGAAGCCGATGCGCGAGACGGCAACCCTGACGCACCTCACGGTGATGACCCGGCGCCAGTTGAAGGCGGGCGACCTCGCGCAAGATCCGCAATCGGATCGTTACGGCAAGCCGGCCTTTTATACCGTGGGTAACACGCAGCAGCGCATCGACCCGAGCCGACTGGCTATCTTCACAGGTTCGCCCCTGCCCGATGATGAGCTTGCAATGGGCGACGAATACGGCTGGGGTGATTCAGTGCTTGCAGCGCCGTATAGTGCAATACAGAACGCTGACAGCAGCGCGGCTAACGTGGCTAGTCTGATATTTGAGGCCAAGGTCGACGTGTTCAAAATCCCGGATCTGATGCAGAAGGTGTCCGATCCCGAATACGAATCGGCTTTGCTCAAGCGCCTAAGCCTGGCGGCACGCGGGAAAAGCATCAACGGCGCGTTGCTCATGGACGCGAATGAAGACTACGAGCAAAAGAACGCCAGCTTCGGCAGCCTGAATGAAATCCTAATGACGTTTATGCAGGTGGTAAGCGGCGCGGCAGATATCCCAATGACGCGGCTATTCGGCCAGTCGGCCGGCGGGCTGGATGCGACCGGCGATAACGACATTCGCAACTATTACGACCGCGTGAACAGCGAGCAGGAACTAGAGATTGAGCCGGCATTAGCTGGACTGGATGAGCTGATTATCCGCAATGCGCTGGGCAGCCGGCCCGCCGACGTGTGGTTTAGTTGGGCCTCGCTCTGGCAAGCATCGTCGTCCGAGCTGGCGACAATCGGCAAAACGAATGCCGAGACTATTTCTGAGCTGGCAGCCACCCGACTGATACCAGATGATGCGCTCAGCCAAGCGGCCGTTACGATGATGACAGAATCCGGCGCGATGCCGGGGCTTGAATCGGCGGTTGATGATTCGGCTATGGAGATTGGCGGCGACGACCCAGGCGACGATATGGGATCTGCGGTATAGCAATCGTCAAGGATTCCTTGACAGTTCACAGCCTCGAAAATGCGGGGCTTTTTTATGGGCTCAATATGAAACTACTCGACACAGTCAGCGTTGACGACGCCAGCGTGAAACGCACCAGCGACGGCTATCTAGTCGCCAACGCTCGGGTCAGTCGCGCGAACAACATTCAGCGCTACACAGGCGCCGAGATGGACAAGCCGGACATGCCGATTGTGCGTGTCTACCGGCCCGAATCTGAGGTGTTCGCGCGTGATTCGATGAGCAGCGCTGCGCACAAACCGCTGACCAATGACCACCCGAGCGAGTCGGTCTCGGCCGATACGTGGAAGCGCGATGCCATTGGGCAGATGGGTGATGAGATTACGCGAGACGGCGAATACCTTAGAATCCCGCTCATCATGATGGACTCGTCGGCAATCAATGACTACGAAGCCGGCAAGCGCGAATTGTCAATGGGGTACACCGCAGATATCGACTGGACGGCAGGTATGACCGACAGCGGTGAAGAATACGATGCCGTGCAGCGTGATATCCGCATCAACCATCTTGCCTTAGTGGCCGCCGGCCGCGCAGGTTCAGCAGTACGCATCGGGGATTGGCACAACCCGCTTGCTCAGGACTCAGTGCCAAACCACATCAACCAAGAGGGCCGCATCATGGCCGAAACGCGGAAGGTCGTAATTGACGGCCTCACTATCGATACAACCGATCAGGGCGCGCAGGCGATCGAGAAGCTGCAAAAGCAGCTGACCGATGCAGCCACCTCTAAGTCGGACACCCAGACCACCCACGACGCCGCGATTGCGGTTAAGGACGGCGAGCTTGCCAAGAAAGATGGTGAGATCGACGCCCTGAAAGCCCAGGTGATGGACGCCGAAGCGCTCGACAAGGCCGTTACCGAACGTGCCGACCTGATCGGCAAGGCCAAGGCTATTGTCGACGTGGACTACACTGGCAAGTCGCCGGCGGAGATCCGCAAGGCTGCCGTCGTGGCCAAGCTCGGCGACGAGGCCGTGAAGGACAAGGCCGAGGCATACGTCGACGCACGATTCGACATTCTTGTCGAGACCGTCGACAACGACGACCCGGTACGTGCTGCGCTCAACACGCGTGACACCACGGCCAAAACCGACAATGGCTACAACGAGTACGTTAATCGTATCTCTAATGCCTACAAGCAGGAGGCCCACTAATGCCTATCCAAGACACTTACGATAGCAACATCCCGGCAGCGTATGCCGGCCAGATCGCCAACATGGTCGCCGCGACGCTTATCAGCCGATCGGTTGAAGACGCATCCGGTCTCGGCCTTGGCGTTCCGGCGTACCAGGGTGCCAACGACAACGGATGTTCCGCAACGGGCACCGACCTCATTGGCGTAACCGTTCGCGATCGCAACCTCGACCCCGCTACCCCCAACGTCTACGGCCAGTACGAATCTGCCCGCATCATGACGCAGGGCGCTATCTGGGTGCAGGTCAGTTCGGCCGTATCCGCTGGCGATGCCGTAACCGTTACCGGTGCCGGCGAGTTTTCCACCAGTGGTGGCACTACCGTACCCGGCGCGCGGTTTGATACCAGCGCCGACACCGACGGCCTCGCCGTTATCCGCATGACCGGCACCGTCGCCACCGCCGCGGCCGTTTAAGGAGATTATTGATGTTCACAGACGCACAGAATAGAGCTGCGCTTGGCTTCGTGCAGAAGCAGGCCAGTTATATCGAACCCCAGGTCTACAAGACCGAATACCCTGATATCCAGTATCAGAACCTGATCCCGGTTGACACGTCGGCGAACCCGTTCGTGAAAACCGTGACCTATATGTCTTCGGACATGGCCGGCCGCGCGGAATGGGTGAATGGCAACGCAGATGACGTTCCGATGGCCGATACATCCATGGCTCAGCACGAGACCCAGGTGCACACGGCTGCAATTGGCTACGGCTACGGCTTCGAAGAAGTCAACTACGCCCAGATGCTCGGCATCAATCTCGGCAATGATCGGGCCGATGCCGCGCGGCGTGCTTACGAAGAGATGGTTGATCGCGTCGCGCTCATGGGCGATTCGTCCAAAGGCTTTGTTGGCCTGTTCAACTCCCCCGACGTGCCGACCACCCCCGCTACCGGCGTGTGGTCGGCGGCCAATTCCGATGCCATTCTGGATGACGTCAACTCCGCGCTCATGGGGATCTACGAAGGCACCAACACGGCTTCTATGGCAGATACCCTGCTGTTGCCGTATCAGGCGATGCGTCACCTCAACAAGCGTTTGCCGAACGGCAATACGTCGGTCATGGACTACCTGACCAGCTACAACGTGTATACCACCATGACGGGCAACCCGCTCACGATTCGTGGTATTCGCGGGCTAAACGAGGCCGGTGCAGGTGGTGCAGGGCGCGTGATTGCGTATCGGCGTTCGCCGGACGTGTTGAAGATGTTCATCCCGATGCCGCACCGATTCCTGCCTGCACGCCCGGCCGGCGCGTTGCGTATCGAGGTTCCGGGCGTGTTCCGCATCGGTGGCTTGGACATTCGCAAGCCGAAGCAGATGGTCTATCTGGACGGCATCTAGGCATACTAGGTAAGCGGGGAATGGATCCCCCCGCAACCCTTTAGGAGCAATCATGATAGTAACCAATAACAGCCGGGCGCCATTGGGCATCCCCGGCTATGGGATGTTGGAGCCGAATAGCTCCAAAAACGTGGCCGAGTCGGTCAAGGACAACAATGTTGTGGCCGCGTGGTTTAAGGCCGGCATGCTGGTCGAAGATAGCGAGCCTGCCAAGCCGGCAGCGCGCGAAGAACACAGCGACGACGACGAAAAGGACACCCTGATCGCCGAGTTGGCAGATAAGGGTATTCAGAAGTCTCGCCGCTCGACAGTAAAGACGCTGCGTGAGGCGCTGGACAATGCCGAGTAACTACTACGGCACCACGGCCGACGCGCTGGCGTATCACATCGCCCGCGACATGGGCGGCGTGTGGGGTGGTATCAGTGACCCCGAGCAAGCTTTGCAGCGTGGCAGCGACTATATCGACGCGCGCTATCGCGAGCAGTTGGCTAGCGGCCGCTGGGTATCAATGTTTGCCGGCCGCCGTGCTGGCGGGCGCGATCAGCAGCGCGAGTGGCCGCGCGTGGGTGCCAGCGACTACGAAGGCAATGATATTGCTTCGGACGAAGATCCGATCGAGGTTATCCACGCCACGTTCGAGGCCGCTATTCTTGAGGGCGCAACGCCTGGCATCTTGTCGCCGGGCTACGTGCCGAGCGAGCAGGTGACGCAAGAGACGGTCGGGCCGGTCACGGTCAAGTATGCCGATAGCGCCAAGTCGGGCAGCACGCCTAATCGGCCGGTTTATCCGTATATCGACGAGCTGATAGCGCCGGTTCTGGTGACGCGGTTCGATATGCCAGTGATTCGGGTGGTGTGATGAGCGATCTTGTTCTGAAAAGAATCCCCGGCGCGCCCGGCCAATTCGGCCTGTATTTTAAGGGCGAAATTCTCCCCGGCATGGTGTCGACTTCTTTGGATTCGTCGGCAAATGACGTGCCGACTGTGACCGTGACGTTTTACGCGGCGCCAGCAGGCGAAGGCGTGCGTGTTGAAGGTGATGATCAGGGACACGATTACTTTCTGAGTGAATAGCATGGCTAATTTCTACGATCGCTTGCAGGCTACGGCCAATCGACTTATCGCCCAGTACGGCAAGCCTGCGACGCTGATTCGCCAAGAGCAATCTGGCCCGGCATACGATCCGGTTGTAACCGAGCAACAATACGAAGTGCAGCTGGTCGAGACCGGCTATCGCATGGATAACCGAAACAGCACGCTGGTACAGGTGGGCGACAAGATCGGCATCATTTCGACAGATGGCGAGACGCCGCAACTGGCCGACAAGATTATGATCGACGAAAACCGGTACAATATGATTGACGTTGCGCCGCTGAATCCTGGCGGCACGGTTTTGCTATTTGAAATGCAGGCGCGTCGCTAATGCCGACACAGCGTGAAGTGCAGGTCGCTATTGACCCGCTGGAAAAAGATATTCGAGACCAGTTCGCCGAAATGGTGGCGTCGGTTGTCGGCGCCACTACGATCGTGCGTGTTGTGTCGGCACTGAATAGCGTTGATGGCGTTGTCGACGAAGCCGGTATCAGCCGGCCCGCAATGAATGACCTTCTTGAGTCAATACGGGACACCTACAAAGCCGGCGGAAAGTTCGAGGCACCACAGGCCCGTATCCGTTTCGACTATCGCAACGTGGCAGCCGAGACATGGCTCAGGGATCATTCGAGCCAGTTTGTAACGCGCGTGCAGAATCAGCAGCGCGAAGCGATCCGGCTGGTGCTGGAGTCCGGCACGCGGCTAGGTCGTAACCCGCGGCAGACCGCGCTTGACATTGTAGGGCGTATCGACGCCACAGGCCGCCGCCGTGGTGGGATTGTCGGATTGACTGACCAGCAGGCCGGTTATGCCGCAAGAGCGCGTGAGCAGCTACTGAGTGGCAACACGGGCCAGATGCGCGACTACCTAACGCGCCAACGCCGTGACCGGCGTTTTGATAAGCGCGTGTTGCGGGCGATCGAGGCAGGAAAGCCCGTGACGCAGATCGATACGGATCGCATTGTGGGTCGCTACAACAGTAGGCTACTGAGCCTGCGCGGCGAATCAATCGCGCGCACAGAATCTCTAGAAGCGTTCAACGTGGCACGGGATCAGGCATGGGAACAGGCCGTTAATGAGGGCGTTATCCAGCGCCAGAATGTCACGAAGACCTGGCGCTCGGGTGGTGACCTCAGGGTGCGAAACACGCACAGCGCCATGAACGGCCAGAAAATAGATAAAGACAGCGTATTCATAAGCCCGTCAGGCGCGCGGCTCATGCATCCAGGCGACACGTCTCTTGGCGCGGGCGCTGAGGAAATCGTCATGTGTCGGTGCATTGCGCAGTACAAAGGCGATTTCGTAGCGGAGGCTAGATAAATGCCTAAATCATTTAGCGCCAGTGTTAACGGCTGGATTGCAAAGAGCCAGAGACGCACGACGGCCGTATTCCGCGAATCAACTCAGCGCACGCTTGACGCCGCCAATACCACGGTCGGCAACGGCGGCCGGCTCAGATTCGATACCGGCTTCTTGCGATCGAGCCTCGCCGCATCGCTTGCAACTATGCCCAGCGGCCCGAGTCGGCGCGAGGATGGCATGGGCAGCGAAGAAGATGTTTCGCTTGTGATAGCCCAGGCACGTGTGGGCCAGACTATATACGCCGGGTGGACTGCCGAGTATGCCGCACCGCGTGAAGCGCGCGATGCGTTTCTGGCTGCCGAAGTGCAGAAATGGCGCCAGACTGTGAACAAAGTGGCCGCCGAAGTTAGACGGAGCATCAAGTGATCTACGAAGAATTCGCCGCGATGCTCGCCGCATTCGCCGCGG